CTTATGTTCAAATTCCCTTACATCACTAAATTTAAGAGAGTTAGGGGCAGTATGATAAGTTTCCATATTTTGGCATAAGCAAGGTATACCTAATGTGCATGCTTCTAAAAACTTAATATCAGATTTAGCATTATTAAAATTATTTACTTGTAGAGGAGCAACCATTAGTTGAACATTTAAGCTTTCAATGAATGCAGGGTATGATAAAAGATCTCTCCATGGATGAAACTCTATTTTACCATTCTGTACTAAATCTACTAATTGAGGAGGAAAAGCACCTACAAAAACCCATTGATATTTATTAACTGTCTTTCTAATAATATCTCTTACCCCGTACATATCATCTACACCACCAGTTTTATTATCTACATCATAATGGGCGCCTGAACCAGTATAAAGAATTCTTGGCTTATTTTTATTCTTAGTAAAATTATGCTTTACCTTCTTTTTATTATAGAGATTTCCCATCCAAAAACTGGGCATAAAATTAGGTATTACAGTTATTTCCTTTTTACCAGTTCGTTCAGTATATAAACGTCTCATGAAATCACAGGTTACAGTAACTTCATCTACCATATTAATTATTTCTATACAATTATTACGAATTTCATCGCTTTCAAAAGCAAACTTAAATTTATTGTAATCCGGAATATCTTCTCTAAAAACTACGTCGTCAACTTCATAAATTATTTTAAATTTATTTTCTTTTTGTATATTTTTAAGATGCTTAATAAATTGTTTTTGAGCTGTACTTGCTTGTCTTTGAACTTTTACACATCTTACGTTTTGATACCATCTTGGATCAGCTACCATAGCAGTTGTTGATTGTGACATTCCTATACCTGTCATATTAATAACATACTCAGGCCAAATTATTCTCCAATGACCACATCCTGAATAATCAGCTAAAAAATTTACAAATCTTGGAAGATCAGCTTCTTTAGGAGTAGGTTGAGGTTCCTGAGGTGGTTGAGCTACCGGTACAGGAGCAAATGGCGAAGCTATAGGAGAAGGCTGCCAAGGTGAAGGATTAGGATTAAACATTGCTCATATTTAAGTTACATTTCTTTATAATCTACACGGCGAGTTATACCATTTTCTTTCTCTAAATAGATAACATCACCGGTTACTGCTTTAATAGATTCTTTTCTATGAGAAATAACTATAGAACATTCGTTAAGTTCTTCAACTCTATCTCTTAATATTTCTGTTATTAACTCAATGCCTTTTTCATCAAACGAAGAATCAAATAACTCGTCATATATAGCTATATTATATTGTACTCCGCCTTGAAGACGTCTAATATCAGAAAAAGTAAACAAGCATGCTAAATCAATAGACTTTCTTTCAGCTCCTGAAAAATTAAAATACGAACATATTTTATTTTTTTCGTTTAATATTTCTTCTTCAAAGTACTCATTAAATATACAAATTGAATTTGAGTCTAATCTTTTAAGATAATGTAGTAACTTACCATTTAAAAGTTCTAGTAATTTATTTACTATATAAGACTTTACTCCCTCTTCTGAAACTACAAACTTTACAATATCTAAAGTAGATATTTGTTCTCTATACTCCTTTACTATAGAATCTAAACTATCAAATCGTTTCTTTGTATCAATTATTAATTCATCAAAATCAGTTTCAGTTGACTCAACTGCTTCTAAATCAACTTTTAATTCATCTAACCATTCTTCAAGTTGACTAACTCTTTCTTTAGTACCTTCTCGTTTTTGTAGCATTACTTTAGATTCAGCTATCTTATTATGACATGAAGTAATAGCCTTTAGTATCTTTACTTTACGCTCTTTTAATTCATCTAAATTATTTCCTACTGTTCTAATGGATTCAACCATGCTCTCAATAGTTTCTTTAAGCTTTTCTTTCTCTTTTAAAATAAGATCTTGATCATGATCTTCTATACTTCTTAAACAAACCGGGCAAGTTTCCTCCTCAGTACCTAATTTTTTATATTGTTCTTTCTTATAATTTACTTTAGCTTTTTCAGTACTTATATTTTCAATATCGCTACTTATTTTAGTTTCACATTCTTCTAAACGTTCATTTAAACTATCAATAGAATTTTGTATATTCTCAATATTTATCTCTTCGTAATTATTGATTTCATCGAATAATTTTTCAAGCTCTTCATTATTACTAGCTTGACGAGATAGGTATAATTCTTTTTTATCTTTACGCTTTTGTAAAAGTTTATCTTTTTGATTAGAATAATTATTAAGGCTTTTCGAAACTTCTTCTAATTTAGTTAATTCCGTATCATGCTCTCTTTTTATTTCATTATATTCATTTCTTAAAGTTGAAAGCATAGTACTAAAGACTTCCATACCAAAGATGTCTTCAATAAATTTACGCTTTTCAATTTTATTTTTAGCCATAAAAGGCACAGCATTATTAACTGTCATAATAACACAGTTTTGAAAAATAGCTTGTGAAGCACTTAAAATTTTAGCAATATATTTAGTAGTATTACTAATACTATCTCTTGTCTTATCTACCCCGTCTTTAAAAATAAAAGCTTTAGATGGAGATAGATTTCTAATAATTTTATATTCATTAGTACCGCTTGAAGTAGTAACATCAAAATCTAATTCAACGTGAGTCTTACCGTTAGTAAGATTATTAGGTATAAGATCTTTTTTAATCTCTCTTAACGTTTCTCCAAAAATAGCAAAATATATAGAATCAGCTATTGTACTTTTACCAATAGCATTTCTTCTATCAGGTTTATCTCTATTCTTACCAGTAATAACATGTAAACCTTTTTCAAACTCTACCGTAACGGGATCATCACCTACTGATAGAAAATTTACTATGGATACTTTTTTAAAGTCTACTCTTTTCATACAGCGATAAAGTATAATCAATAATATCCTTTTTATTTTCTATTTCAAGTAAATTTATAAACTCTTCAATAGCTTGAGGAATATCGATACCAGATAAATCTTCTTTATCTTCAACGTTGTCAATAAGACGGTTAAAATTAATATCATAATCTACTGTAAGATTTTTAGGTCTAAGTAGATTTAATTTTTTAAGCAGTATATCCATATCTTCTTGAGATATATTCATATCTACTTTTAATTTTACAATATTATTTGATATTCTATCTATAATAGTTTTAGTAAAATTACCTTCTCTTACTAGCTCTCCTAAACTAATTTTCATATAATTAGGAGAAATATTATTAGGAGTAAAATCATACTCCATTCTATCTAAGTCTAAAGTATAAAAACCTTTTTGATTACCGGCATCTCCAAAATCCATTTGAAAAGGATTACCGCAATATAAGATAGTACCTTTTCCGAATTTTTTTTCATGTCTAGTATGAAAGTGACCCGATATTATAATCTTACCCTTTTTTAATAAATCTTTTACCTTAACACCTTCTTCGCATACTTTATAAGAGTTCATCTTGAAGGTTTCTATTTCAAAATGCCCAAATATAATATCGCTTTCTGGTATATCTTTAGGGTTAGTATTCCAAGGACAAAACGTTATCGTCTTATCGAATGATTCAATAGTAACTGGCTTATCTAAGATAGTTACATTTTTACGCCTCTTAAAGATAGATAGCGAATTAACATCTGTTCGATGCTTATAATAAATATCATGATTACCAGTAATAGCTATAATATTGAATCCTGATAGTATATCTAAAATATCAGCTGATACCTGTAATGTATTAACTGATATTTCACTTCTATTATGATGCCAGTCTCCACAAAATATTAAATCCTTAATATTTTTTCTTTTACATTCACTCTTAAACCAATTAGCCCACTCAATAGCATAATTATGCCATTCAGTACTATTTGAATGAACGCCTAAATGAAGATCTGAAAATATAGCAAATTTAGGCTTACTGATTGTACAGGTCATCTTCTTCATCTACTGGTTTGACGTAAACAACACCTCCACCAGTATATTCAGGGTTAGACATATATTCTTCATAAACCTTTTCTTTATAGTTAGAGATAGCTTCGTGATGTTTTTTCTCTTTTTTAATTCTATTAATAAAAGCATTAAATGCTATAGTAGTAAAATAAGAAAACGGATTAGAGTTACTTTCAAAATTGTATTTTTTATGCTTTAACGCTGCATACATTTTTACTAACGCATCACCTATCATATCATCTTTATATGTATAGTTAATAAAGTTAGAGTTATAACTTAGACCGTAAGCAATCTTTTTAATATTTTCTGCTAAGTCGTCTGTAAGGATATCGGAATCGTAATATTTCTTTAATGACTCTTTAAAAACCTTAGGTTCTATATAGTATTCTGTCTTTTTCTTGGATTTAGCCATTGTATATAATTATATGTTAAATTTTATATTATTCAACTAATGTTCTTTTCTATATATTTTATCTTTTCGCGATCGTATATTTCTTTTCTCTTTTCGCTATGACGGATGCCATAACGAAGTCTATCACATATATCGAATATAACTAACTTATCTTTAGTATCGTGCTTCCTAAGTCCTCGACCTATTGACTGAACCGTTCTAACAAATGATTTGCCACCAGCCGCAAAAACAATATTATGAATATTTTTAATATTGATACCAGTTGAAAATATAGCGCTTATAGCAATACAAATTACATTGCTATTACTTTCCATTATTTTTTTAATTCTTTCTCTTTCATCTACTTCTACTTCTCCTCTAATAAAATAAACTCTTTTATCTTCAATATCATTAAAATATTCTAATAATTGCTCACCATGCTTAATATGATTAACTAAAAGTAAGGTATTGTTATCTAATTTTGAAAGTAGTTGCTTAAGAAATGTATTTCTTCTTTCACTTTCGTAGATATAATCTAACTCTGATCTATAACCATTAACTCCTTGATATACTGGATGATTTTGATACTCTAGATTTACTATTTTAACTACTACGTTAGCTAAATAATCTTCTAATCTAAGCTCGTAACTTGATTTTTCATATATAACAGGCCCTAATTTACCTACAATAGACCATTTATCTAATTGATCTTCAGGTAAAGTACCTGTAAAGCCATACTTATTCTTAGTTTTAATCTTGGAAATTATCTTACTAATTTTATTTGATGCTTTTACTTTATGACACTCATCTACAATTAGTAAATCTACATATTTCATCCAATCACTATCTTCGAATTGACTTTGTACTATACCTATATTGCATATAATAACATTAGCAGTTAGATCAGGTTTATTTTTTCCTGTCCATTTAGTAAGTTTAAAAGAAGTACCACAATTCAAAAACTCTTCATACGTTTGAGTTACTAAACCTAAATCAGGTACTAAAACTATACACTTAAATACATCTTTATTATCACAGTTTCTAAAATAATTTTCAATTAAAGCTGCAGTAGTAAACGTTTTACCTGCACCTGTTCCTAATACGCAAGTACCTCTACCTATTTTAAGAGCTTTTCTAACTACTTCCTCCTGATATTCTCTCAATTCAAATTCAAAATTACTAAAAAGCTCTTTATTGATACCTACATTCAAAGCTTCTTGTAATTCATTTGATACATTTATATCTACTTTAATTTGTTCTTTTATTAGAAACTGTCTTATTTCCCAGTATAAACCTAAATCGCAAACACCGGTGTTAGTTATAGCATATTTTCTTCTAGGTATAAATCTAGAATATCTTCTAGCAAATCTTGCACCAGTATTTTCAACAGAAAAATGCTCTCGTATCTTATCAAATAAAGAACTATCTAAACATGTAGTTCTTAATTTACCGCTAGCACGTATATATTCAAAATCAATCATTATAATTGTTCCATTTTCTGTATCTCTACAATATTTTTTATTTCATACCCCATAGATGACATAATTTTTTCTACTTTCTCTAAGTATTCAATGATCATATCACGTTCTTTTATAGCTTCATTAAGCTTACTTAAACTATTATGATTTTCAGCAGCAGATTCAGCAGCGGATTGAGTAATTTTAATAGGGGAATCACGTATAACTTGCTTAACTACTTCTTTCTTAAGAGTTTTTTTCTTAGAAATTAGTTTATTACGCTCTACTTTTGCTTCAATAAGTCTTGCTACCCAATAATGTTTACGAGCAGGTAATCTTAACTGCGACTCTTTTAAATTAAAGTCATCTAATACTAAATCTTTACCTATTTCATTAATATATTGTTGAAGTAATTCCACACTTTTATTATAAATATAAGTAGTATGAATTCTACTTCTAAATTCGCTAAATATTTTTTCAAATCAATTAAAGAGGATGTTGGTGTTAGTGGCGCCCTTGGTGATGGCCCATCGATGCATATGCGTAATGTAAGCGATGAAGGAGGAGGTAAGCAGTATTCGAATACACCAGGAGATGCTAGAATAGCTAAACCATTAGGAAAAAAGAAGAAAGAAGTTCAAAAACGAAAACTACCAGAAAGTGAAGAAGATGCTGAAGATAGATGTAAGCGAAAAGCTGATTCAGTATACGGTAAGAAAACTTCTGCTTATAAGTCAGGTGCTATAGTTAGGTGTAGAAAAGGAAAAATTTGGAAGAAAAAATGAGTGAATTCAATAAATTAGTTGAACACTATCTTGATGAAGCTAGTGACTCATTACGTCAATGGTTTAAGAGAGGTGGTACTGATCCTAAAACTGGTAAAAAATTTAAAGGATGGATAAATTGTAAAACTGGAGGGCCCTGCGGTCGTAAATCTAAAAAATCTGGAGGTAGTTACCCGGCATGTAGACCTACTAAAGCAGCTTGTAAGAGTATAAAAGGAAAATTGTATAAAAAGAAAAGTTCAAAGAGAGTTAATTGGAAAAAGAAAAAGAAAAAGAAATGAGTGAATTTAATAATTTAGTAAATTTATACTTAGAGAAGCGTGATCCTAAGAAAGGTACCGGTAAAAAGCCTAAAGGGTCAGGTAGAAGATTATATACTGATGAAAATCCAAGTGATACTGTAAGTGTAAAGTTTAGTTCAGTTTCTGATATAAGGGAAACTCTTAATAAAGCTTCATTTAAAAGTAAGTCGCATGCTAGACAGTCTCAAATAATTAATTTAATACATCAAAGAGTAAGAGCAGCTAAAGGTAGGGTAAAGGATCCTAAAAAGAAAAAAAGTTTAAGTGCTGCTTTTAAGTATATTACTAAGAAAAAAGAAGCTAGTAAGAAAAAAACAAAACGTATGAGGGAAGAAGATGCTGAAAAGAAAAATGTTCATAAGCCAGTTAAGCCTGGTATATTGAAAAGAAGATTAGGTAGTCTTTCTTGTAGTAAAGTTAGAGGAGCTAAGAGTAAACTTAAAAATAAAGGTACTCATTATGCTAAAGCATTGCAACGCTATTTAAATTATCATTGTTAAATAAATATTATTATGAAGTTTGACGACTTAGTTACCGAATTACTTGAAAATACTAAACCAGTATTAACTGATTTTGTTTTAAATGAAAAGGTAATAAATGGCATTCTAATGTGTTCGAAAGATTGTTGTGGTTCACCAGTCATGGATTGTGTTTGCGGTGATGATTGTCCTCATTGCAATTGTTTTATGATTCAAAAAGCAGTTAATGAAGGTAAGCTTAAAGATAAAAGGTTGGTATCAAAAAAAGACGACAAAGAAGAAGATAATGAAAAAAAATCTGATAAAGTAAAAATTTATAGAGGTAAAGATTATAAAGTTAAAGTTGAAAAAGGTAAAAAATTTACTAAGAACGGTATTTATATGAAAGTATATTATCAAAATCCAAGCTTATCTAAAGAGAGACATAAGCAAATAGCTAATCAAATACATAGAGCTATATCAGATGAAGAACGTCCTGAAGAAGATGCTGAGTACCGTGGTAGAAAAGTAACTCTTAATAAACCTACAAGAGGTGACGTTAAAAAATTTAAAGTATATGTTAAGGATCCAAAAACTGGCAACGTAAAAAAAGTAAACTTCGGACATGGAGGTACTTCAGCTAAAAGAAAAGGTGAAAAGACAATGAAGATTCGTAAGAGTAATCCAAAAGCACGTAAATCTTTTAGAGCTAGACATAATTGCGATAATCCTGGTCCAAAAACTAAAGCTAGATATTGGTCTTGTAGAAAGTGGTAGATTTAGGACATTGGCAGGGGGTTCTAGAAGAAGATACTGAACTACCTTATGGTTTCATTTATAAGATAACTAATCTTACTAATGATAAAAAGTATATTGGTAAGAAGCAATGTAAGTCTATACGTAAGCGTCCTCCATTAAAAGGTAGAAAAAATAAACGCCATACAGTAATAGAAACTGATTGGAAATCCTATACATCTTCATCGAATGAATTAAATGAAAATATACAAGAACTTGGTAAAAATAATTTTAAATTTGAAATATTGAGATGGTGCGATTCTAAATGGGAGTTGAGTTATTATGAAGCTAAGCTACAATTTGAAGAAGAAGTATTAACTCGAGATGACTACTACAACGGAATTATCAACCTCCGAATTGGTAAAAGAAAATAGTAACTTTTATGATCCTATAAGGAATGTTGATATAATAAATTTAAATTTTTATTTAACCAAGTCATTTAATGAATATATTTTTCATATAACTGAAAATAATTTAAAACTTTCTCGTGCTGATAAAAATAAATTAGCTATTCATTTTATAATAAAAGAGATTATACGTGCTTGCAAGTCATCAAAGTATAAAAAATATTTTTATTATAAAGTAGAATCAGAAAAGACTATTGAAGAGTCTCTAGTAAGACGTATATTTAACTCGTTAACTCCAAATATTTTATACGATAAATATACTTTTAGTGAGTTTGTTAGTGATAGAAAATCAGATTATCATGTTATATCTGATAAGTTTAACATATCATTAGCTAAATTTCGTAAGTTTCTTAAAAAATACGAATTAAAGCATTTAGAAGCTGAATTACTTAACGATATGAATGTAAAACTGTCTCTTATGACATAAATATATTCATGGATAAGTTTCTTGACTTAGTAGAAGATCATACCCCTGATGATTCTGTAGATAGAAACACTAAAGCTAAGCTAACTCTATTAAGAGTTTTATTAGATAAAGGTGTTAAGGTTAAAAATAGACCAATGTCTAATTTTTTACATATTATGGATGATGAGGGTAATAAGTATAAAGTAAGTATTGATAATGTAGAAGATGCTGAAGATCAAGAAACTGAAACAGCTAATACTACTAAAGATGTTGAATTAGCTGCAGCTACAGCTAAAAAAGGAGTAAGTGGTGCTATAGCAGGTGCAATGGGTACGGTGGCTCAAAAAGCTAAAAAAGCAGTAGAACGTAGAGAAAAAGTAATTAAAGCTCAATTACCTAAAAAAATAGCTGAATATGAAGCAGCAACTAACGAATTAGAAAAATGAATAAAACACTTAAATTATTTGATAAGTTCAGTAAATTATATGAACAGGAAGAAGTAGATGCAGAAGTAGATGTACAAGCTGCTCCTGAACAAGTATCTGCTGAAGCAGAAATTTATCTTACTAAATTAGCAGCTCTTGCTTTTTCATATAGTCCAAGTATTGAAGAGGAAAATATGATTAATTCATTATCAAATGAATTTGTTCAAACTGATCCTAAAAAAGTTACAGATGCTATTCAAGATATTTTACAATCATCAAATAAATCTTTTGCTTCAGAACTTAAAAATCTTTAATCATGCAGTGGTCATTAGAAAAAATTTATAAAGAGCAAGTTAAAGGTAATATACCTCCGCGTAAGCATCTACAGGTATTAGGAGAAGCTAAATTAACTCTTACATTTGATGATGATACTGTAGAAGAAGTAGAAGTAGATAAAGATGAGATAGAAAAAATAGCTGGTTATTTTAAAGGTAATGTAAAGGGTTCGTTTATGTCTAACGAGGATATTGAAATAATTAATACACTAGCTACAAAAGCGGGATTTAATACCCAGAATAAATTTTTATATTTTTTATTTTTAGATTATAGCGTCGATTATAGTAAATTAAAAGAGTTTGTATCTAATAAGGATGGTTTAAATGTATTAGGAGAAAATTTATCAGGTTTAATGGGTGAGGTCGATTTATTTAAGGTGTGTTATCCGCAACTTTCATTCTTGAAAAAAGAAGAAGAGAAAAAGAAATTTTATAATCAATTATTTGTAAGAAAATTCGAAGAAGGAGTGGTGAGTGTAGGTGCGGGTGAACTAGCTTTATCTGTATTAACAGAGGCAAGGAAGGGTAAAGTAGGTGATTTAGAATTACCAAGCGGTTTACAGATTGAAGTAAAAACCGGAATGGGTAGGGTTATTAGTGCTAGAGGAGCTGGTTTTGCTAATGATAGAAAATTAATTAATGGAATAGCTAAAGGTGAAATTAATTTAGATCAAATAAACCCTTCGCAAGATTTTAATAGTAAGTTATGTAAAGAAGCATTTAGTACGGAAGCGTTTAAAAAGGTTTATGATTACGATAGCCCTGAACTAAGAAAAGACTACTTAGGTGCATTATTGCTCTTTCAGTATGGCAACCAGGGTAATAAAGATGGAGAATCAGATGAACAGCATGGATTTAATATTTTATTAGCTGTATATCAAAAAGGATTTCAGGGTAGAAAAACAAAACCCGATGAATTGGACAAAGGTACCTTTTTTAAGTCTAATTATGTTAATGTTGGGCAGTTGAGCTCAGTAATTAATGCAGTTGAAAAAGGTATGATTAAATTTAAATTTGACGGTGAAGGGGTGTATATTTACTACCCGGGTAGTAATACCTCAGTGGCCTTTGCAAAAGAATTTTTCTTAGTATGAAAAACTTTAAACTATATTTTGAACAATATGAACTTCTAATTGAAGCTAAGGCAAATACACACCTTACTCATTTAGAAGAGCTTATCCTTACTAAAGGAGAGGGTGGCTATAAGACTGCAAGAGGTTTTATAACTGATTTGCTTTCACATTTACAAGGCAAGAGTAAAAGAAAAGTAAATACATCAGTCAAATGGGATGGTGCTCCTGCTATTTTTGCTGGTAAGCATCCAGAAACTGGAAAGTTTTTTGTAGGTACTAAATCTATATTCAATAGAGAGCCAAAAATTAACTATACTGATAACGACGTCGAGATGAACCACGGACATGCGCCAGGTTTAGCTGATAAATTAAAGAAAGCTCTTAAGTATCTTCCTAAGCTTGGTATTAAAGGTATACTTCAAGGAGATTTTATGTTTGATTCATCATCTGTTAACAAAGAAAATATTGATGGCATAGAACATTTTACTTTTAAACCTAATACAATTAAGTATGCTGTAGAGAAAGATTCAAAATTAGGCAGTGAAATAGCAAATTCAGTATTCGGTATAGTATTCCATACAGGATATGCTGATTTGAATAGCCCGCCACAATATGGTATTAACGTTAAAGGTCTTAAAAAAGTACCAGGAGTATGGGTTGATGATGCTATATTTACTGATTCTACTGGAACAGTTACGCTTACTACCGATGAAGCAAAACAAGTAAGAGATTATGTAAAGACTGCAGATTCAATAAAAGTTGATTACAAAGATTTACCTTTAGACTTACTAAACATTTATGCAAATTCAGAAATTCAAAAAGGTCAGTTTTTAGAAGATCCCGAAGTTTCGTTTAATAACTTTGTTGATTGGTTTAAAGGTAGAATGACTAAAGAAATAGAAAAAAGAAAGTCTAAAGCTGGAAAACTAAAAGTTGAAGAAAGTTTTAAGAAAAAAATGGCTGAATTTAATCAACAAAAAGACGATATAGTAAATATTTTTAAGGTAAGTAAATTGCTTTCTCAAGCTAAACAGATCTTTATTAACAAATATAATAATGCAGTCTACAATACTAAACACTTCTTAGACGCAGAAGACGGTACATTAAAGGTAACATCTCCTGAAGGTTATGTAAGTGTATCTAAAGCTGGTGATGCAGTTAAACTTGTAGATAGATTAGAATTTAGCCGCGCTAATTTTAGCGGAGGACAAACCAGTACAAAAAAATGAAAACATTTAGAGAATATTTTGAAGAAGACAGTGCAGTTGAATCTCTTAAAGGTTGGCGACATGATGACGCTCGAGATTATGCTGTAAAATTAATTAAAAAATTTGGAGAGCCAGATGAAGTAACTGAAACTATGCTTTTATGGAATAATATTGAACCACCATTTGAGTCTGTTTATATTAAAGATGAAAGTATACCTCATGATTTTCCAGCATCTCATAGAGATTATGTTTATTCAACTATGAATATTGAAGTACCAGCAGATATGTTAGATACTTTAGGTCATGTAACTGGTAGTATTATATATGATGGACTTAAGAAGGAGGTAACTGCAAGATGTGGTGATCTATATGCTAATGCTGCTACTTTAGGCTTTGTAAAAGATATGGTTGATGGTAAAGTATCTACAGATTTTGAAGAAGCTAAAAAAGAATACGCTAATAGAATACAAAAAGCACCTTTACCAGATTGGTACCCTGATACTATGGAAGAAGCATAATGAAAACTTTTAAAGAATATTTTGAACAACAGCCTAATTCTAGGTTTGAGGGAGAAGAGGTCTCTAAGTTTCATATGAAACAAGCTGAGGAAGAGGCTAAGCGGTATATGGATAGAGTGGAGCAAGAAGAAAATGCTAACGAAACAGTAGCTCTACTTGCTGGAGGATTCAAACCTCCTCATAAAGGTCATTTAGAAATGTTTAATAAATTGTTAAAAGATGCAGATAAAGGTGTTATATTCATTGGTAAAAAACAAGATAGACCGGGCAGAGAGTGGATAACTCCGGATGCATCTAAGGCTATCTGGGAAATATATACTCGAGGTGGTAAGCCGGTAGAGGTAAATATTGCTCCTATAAGTCCTGTAAAGAGTTCATATGACTTTGCAGATGATAATAAAGATAAAAGAATTATTATAGGATCAGGACCTGGTGATGCAGCTCGTAATAAAAGTTTTGAAAATAAAGATAAATACCCTCATGTAACACTTATTGCTCAAGAAAAAGCGTTAGGTGGTGGTGTAAGAGCAAAAGATATGAAAGAATATCTTGAAGTTGGTAGCATTGAAGAAGCAGTTGAAAGATTTGCACCTTTAGATCTTATTAACCAAACAGATAGAGATGCAATTATTAATATTCTGCAGAAAGACTGGAATAATAGATAAATAATAGTATGAGATATAGAAGAGACAATAGCTTACTTAATGAAATGATGACTCCAGGTATGGTAGTTGTACAGGCTGTTGAGGAAGAGCCTCCTGTTGAACATGAACACGAACATGATAATTCAGAGATTCACATGGCTAAGTCTGATCTATTAAAAGCTCATAAATATGCAGAAAAAATATCTGCTATGTTAGATGGTATTCCTGATTTAGAAGGATGGACTGCTTCTAAAATTACTAAAGCAGCTGATTATTTATCTTCTGTATACCATTGGTTAGATTACGAACATACTAAAGAAATGGGAGGAGATAGTATGTATAATATGGGTCACGAAAATTTAAAAAGCTGCGGTTGCCCTGAAGATGCAGAATGTCCACATGATTAATATGAAAAATTTTAAAAATTACTTTGAAGAAAAAAGTGTTGTGGGATTAATAGAACACTTTGATGTAGATGGTGTAGGTAAAATTCCAGCTAAATTAGATTCTGGTAATGGAGCATTTAACGTACTGCATGGAGAAGATATACAAGAACAAGGTAGTAAGGTAGTTTTTAAAACAGTTAATAATAAAAGATTAACTAAAGATAAAATAGATAATATTACTATTAACGTAGGTGCTGGTAATACTGAAGATAGACCTGTAGTAGAGTTTGACTTTAAAATAGGTAATAAAGAATTCAAAAATATACCTTTCTCTATAGGAGATAGAACTTCAAATATTTATAAAATTCTAGTAGGTAAAGATTTTATTGAAAATCAACTAGATGCTTTAATTGATGTAAGCGCTGAAAATATCGCTGACAAAAATATTGAAGCGGAAATTTAATACCAAGCTGGTACACGACGCTGCGTCCAGGTAGCAAAAGGCTTATCACAACGAATATACTCTCTATATTTGTCAATAGTTGAAAGGTTATCGAAGCCTTTTACCTTTCTGCATTCACAATCTTTACCAATAGCTAAAGCGTAATCAGTTAAACCATAATTATCCATTATAGTATTATGAATATTTTTACTACACCACTCAATAAACGTTTTAGTAAAATGCTCTTTTGAATCAGGCCATCGATACATACGCTCTTTAAACATCTCCAACGTATGATCAACTAACCATTTAAAGTTATCTTTAGTTTCTCTAGCCCATATAGAACATTGATGATTAAAATAACCTTTACCTCTTCTTCGAGGCTTTCCAGTTGATGTTCTAGGAGTAGAAGGATGATCTAATACTTCTTGAGGAAAAGCATGCGCTAACATTATAGCTCCTTCAATTTGCATCTTAGATCTTACATGCTGATCACAAAGATTAATTGTAGAATAAGCCGGATCATGATCTGTTACAAAAATATTCATATTAAAACTCAGTAAAAGATATAGTAGCAAATAAAATTGCAAAAATTCCAATTACAAATCCCCACCATATAATCTCTGCTATCATAATAATTAACTTCCTTTCATATTAGAAACAAACTGATAAAATTCATTTCTTGTTGCAATTTCATCTAAAAAGTCGCTACTTAATCTTGCAGTTTTCATCTCACAACCATCATGCTTAACGCCTCTTAAGCAAGCACAAGTATGAGTAG